TGCCCTTCATCGAACCGCTGCCGAACTTCCCTACGGGCTTACCATTGGCGAGGATGGTTGTTTCCATGTGGGTAAATGTCCCCCGTGCTGGAATGTGTAGTCAGGACAGGATTCGAACCTGCATGGTCTTAGTTTCTCCTAGTTGGCCCACTATGCCCGACTCGAACGGGAATGTTTGAGACCTAAATCCAACTCGTAGCGTCTACCGTATCAGGCACATACCATTACTCTTTGTACCGTCATTCCGCCACCTGACTATAAATGAAGGTTCCATACTTAGGATTTGCGGGAAGTCACCTCCAACCCACCTCGTAGTCAGGACAGGATTCGAACCTGTAACCCATGTATGTGTGACCCTACAAGCTGACCCAGTTTTCATCCCTCATAGAGTCACTACTCTTTTTCGGATTTAGACCGGGGCGTATACCAATTCCGCCACCTGACTAATGCAAATATACTACTTTCTTCTTGCTCTTTCCGCCTCCATCCGTTCCGCTTCCAAAATGTCGTGAATCAGGAGGGCGTAATTGAGAAACTCCACCGCCTTCATGGCGAAGATGGCGTCGAATTTCAGCACGTCCTTGTTAGCCATCCTCCACACGACCATCAGCCAGCCGTACCCGGCAAGCGGGCTTACGTCAACCCCTCGGCCTTCGTCATCAGGTGCTTGGAATAGTCGCTCAAAACTTTCAAGTAGGATTCGGAACTTAACAAAAAAAAACTGACAACCCCCCAAACGTCGCCCACCTTGGCGTGTTTCTTCATCAACTCGGCCCTTTCTGCATGGGCAGCCCCGTCGTACTTTTTCGGGAAGAATCCGAATAGACCGCCCTCCCTGCACAAGGTTGCCATGATTCGGTGGAGGTTCTGCAGGAGTTGCTTCTCGTCGGTCGTGTTTGCGTCCATCAGTTCAATCAACTGCCCAGCGGTCAACTCGTCCGTGAACACCGTCGGAATCCACCACTTGCCCCCGGCTTTGAACTTTCGCTTGTAACCCAATGCAGGCAATGCGTTCCACTCGCTGATAATGGCCTTATATCTCTTTAGGACGCTCTTGGCGGACATCTCTCGGACAAGTGATATATCCACCCCCTCAACGATTGCGACGACTCCTGCACGCTTGTCGTAGTCCCCAAGGACGCTTGAGAACTCAATGGCTCCGATGCGTTGGAACTGGTCAATGGTGAGGTCTTGGAGTTTCATAGCCATAACTTGGGTCTTGAGTTGCAACGGATTTCGGGAACGACAACCATGGGCAGGTCGTTAAGCAGGGCGAGGTTGGTCAGGACGCTTTGGTCGTGCCTGTGGTCAATGAATGATTGGTGGTTCGGATACTCGCTTGAGTCGTCATTCACGGCCTTGTCAACGTGCAGCCACTTGGACCACTCGTACATGAGGTCAATCGTGAAGTCGGTCTTGCGTAGTCCAAGGAACCCCGCCTCTATCTGCATCGGTTTCTCGTTGAAGAACTGAAGGCAGTCCATCAAGGCGTAGCAGTCGCCCTTGGTGTATGAAATATGGTTGTGGAAGTTTTGATGCAGCAGGATGGGGTTGTCTTGCAAGTATTGCTTGGCAAACTCAAAGCAGCCATCCCCGTGCAGGTCTTGGGCATCGAGGTAAAGCAGGGCTTCGTCCTCCTGCAAATCAAAGAGAGCATCGAGGATGATTTGAGGCTTCCACCTCCACCAGTTGTTGCCCCTGCCTTCACGTTTTTCGTCCTCGGTCGTTGTAATTGGGAAAGGGTACTGATTAGCCTGCGCCCTCGCTGCTGGAAGGTATTCACTCGTTGCGTAGTTGACCCCGACTAAATACATCTTAGAACCCGTGAGAGTTGGCGAAGGCGTGCTTGAATGCAGCCACGTTGTAAGGGATGTCAGCGAATCGCTGCGAGTACGCTCGTTCTAAAATGTGGCCGACGTGGGGAATAGCGACCAACTTCTGCTCAATGCAGGCCAAGGTCAAGTCAAGGTAGGAATCGTCCCAAGTCAGCGTGTAGTTGGAAGTTACAGGCACAACGGGTTGATAGAACTCCTTTGCACCCCTTCCAGTCAGTTGCTTGATGTGTGGCTCGTAATTATCGCCACACGACCAGTAAGGCACAACGTCCACAGGGACTCGGAAATAGGCGCAGTAAGCCCGTTGGTCAAAGTCGCCTGTCTTGGTGAGGTCGTACTCAAACAGGTTCACGACATCGCCCTTCTTGATGTAGCCGTTCTTGGCTAAAGCGTACCACCCCGTCCAAGCGACGAGGTTACGATGGCTCTCAATGTTGTCGGGTTCGTTTCTTGCGATAATGTGGTCAAGGCCAGCCATGCCGTCAAAGTCCTTGAACCCAAGCATGACCCAAGTGTAGGGGAAGAAGTCCCTGAACCTTCCCTCGGCCTCGCATTGCTTCACGATGTCGGTATCGTGGCAGAAGATGTAAGTTTTTGCCTTCATTTCTTGTAGAGGGTTAAAAGCATCCTGCCTCGTTGGTCCGTTGACCCCTTGGATTCGTGTGGCTGCAGTTGGCTCGTAAGGTTGATCATCGTCAGCAGTTCGGCATCGTGGATGACCATCGTCCCACCGGGGTTCAGGGCTTTGTTGAACAAGGCAACCATTTCGGGAATCATGCCGTCCCCGTGGTCGGAATCGTGAAAGATGAAGTCAAACGTCCTGACCTCTTGCAGGGCCATGTGGCTCGGTTGGTTGTTCCATTCGACCTTGAACTGCGATAGCAGGGCTTTGCGTTTATCCTCAACCGTTGTATCGGTGTCGTAAACCACCACGTCAAGCCCAGCCAAGGCGATAGCGAGCGTCGAGTGTCCGAGGTAAGAACCCAGTTCTAAAGCGTGGCCTCCCTTGTGCTTCTTGGCTTCCTCGTAGATTTCAATGATGTGATCCACCGCAGTCGTGTAGATGTGCGAGTAGTCCAAAGCCTTGAGTTGGTCGATGTGTTTTTTCATGCTAAAAAGTTATGACAAAGCGTTCGGGTGAAGGCCAGCCGGGGTTGGAATCAAAGACCTTGGTGTCGGGTTTCTTACCTATCCAATGCTCGGCTTGGAATCGGTGGTTCCTTGCAGGTTCGCCCAGTTGCTTGATATGCTCGGACTTGGCCCACCAAAAGTTGCCTCCAAAGTACGGATATCCTTCGGGGTTGTTTTGGTCCGCCATGTGAGGAAACTGCTCCTTGGTTATCCAATGGCAGCCTACTGCATCCACGCCTTCGAGCATTTGCATGGACCGCTCCCATGCGACCACGTTGAAGAATAGCATGGACCTGCCCCAAAGTTGGGTGGTCAAGGATGGATTCGCAGCCCCCTTCGTGTGGGCGTACAGGTACACGGCTTCCTCTTCCTGCGAGGCCCGGTACATTTCAGTCAGCGTCGCCTGCTCCCAAGCGTTGGTCCGTGTTACTACGACCTTGACCTTATCGGCCACCATCGAGTTCTCCAGCACCTCCTTGACCGCTTTGCGTTGCTCTGGTGGACCGACGATGCCTACACGGATTTCGTCCAAGACATTGATGAGGCCATAGTTGCAGACCGCCATCATGTGCTGATTCAGGATTAACTGCCAATTCCCTCCGCAATATATGTGGTAATAGTGAACGACTTTCATAAGGTCCAAAGGAGGGTTAGAAGGGTGAGGATAAAGAAAACGGCTGCAATCGTCTGATAGGTCAGGATGAGCAGGTCAAGGATGCGTTTGGTGTTCATGCCCCAAAGTTAAACCACAACGTACTTTCCCGAGTTACTAACCCTTAACTTGTTAAGAGCCACATACCGCATCGCATCGCAGGCGTGGTTGAATGAATCAATCGGGACCCCCGTGTTCTTGCCCTCCTTATCGGTGGCCCAAGTGTAGGACCGCAGTTCTTTGATGAGGTTGGTGCTATCCTTGGTTACCTGCAACTTAAAGCGTTTCAGGATGTCTATCCCGTTCCTGACCGAATCGGGACCTTTCTCCGCTGGCTTGATGTTGAATCCCAAGCGGTAGATTTCCTCGATGCTCTTGGGTTCTGCTGAATCCGCCACGATTTCCCAAGCCCTTGTGATGCCCAAGGACCGCAACTTATCTGCGATGTCTTGGTTGGTCAGGCCCGTGGAGTAGAGCAGTTCCTGAATCAGCAGGCAGTCCCCTTGGCGGTAGATGGCGACCAAGGCCGTAGGGTCGTTGCTAAAGCCCCAGTCAAGCCCAAGGGCGACGAATTTCGCACGGCTGACATCTATACCCTCCACGACCTCGAAGTCCTCGTATATCGCACCCTGAAGCGTCCCGACCTGACCGAGGCCGTAGACCTTGTACCAATTAGCCCAATACTCCGAAGTTTCAGCCTTGACCCTCGCTTTCTCGATGAAGTCCCTTGCACTTTTGGGGCAGGCTTCGTTGTCCTTGTAGGTTAGAATGAGGAAGTCCACGTCCTCGTCTTGCATCAGTTCGGAATGGAACCAAAACTCGTTGACCGGGTTCCAGTCAAGGATAACCGACTGCTTGGTCCGTGCTGCCAATTCCGTGTAAGCGTGGAAGGATAGGTTGTTGGCCTCGTTCATGTAGAGCCTGTCCCTCCTTGCACCCCTTAACTTGGAGTCATCGTCAGCCGAAAAGAACTCGATGTATGACCCGTTGGCGAACTTGTACCGAAAGTCGGTGGCGTTCCATCGGGCAGCATTGAACCGTCCTGTAACGGTCATAATCTTCATGAAATCCCTCATGGCCCCACGCTTGAGGTGTGGGATGGATTCGGCTACAACGCTCGTTTCCGTGTACGGATTCTTGGTGCAATAGTCAATCTCAACGGCAAGGATGGAATACGTCTTGGATGCACTGGAACCGCCTTGTACCCCTTTGACGAACCGCTTTAACTCACGGACCTTATTTACGGCCGTGGTTCGGATGAACTTCTCCTGCTCTTTCAAGGGTCTTTATCTTTTGCAGGTAAACCACCGCATCCATCAGTTCCTCCTGTAAGTGCTGAATCCACTCCATCGGGGTCAGGTCGTTGCGGTCCATGGTCGTCCCGTACTTGGCTTTGCCCTGCTCGGCTCTTGTCCTGAATTGGTCAATGACCCCCTCAACGATAGAATCAGCCATTGTCGGGGAATAGGGGTTGCTCGATGTGGACCGTGTTCTCCTGCTTGTCAACCAAGCCAAGCAGACGAGAGGCGATGTTGGCCGAGTAAACGCCAGCACTTGAACCCTCCAGCATATCCTTGTCGCAGGTCAGCCTTATGCGTGTAATGATTGGTAAAAATTCCTTGTGATGGTCGCTATCTCCATTTCGATACTGCGATAGGTTATGGCAAACGCCATTCTCTGCAAGGTATCCCTCAAAGCCCCGAAAGGTAATCGGACGCTCCTTGTCCCGGTAAACCATGTTCCCATCCTTGCCGACATAGTCCTGCAC